TTATTATTATTTTGTATTTATTATTCTATATCTAGGCGGCTTCAATTTTTAAATAAATATAAAAATGATCGCGTATATGATTAAAAGTAATATTATTATATTATATAAAAAAATGACGTTGGTAGTAGTAAGACACGGGGAATCTACGTGGAACAAACAAAACCGCTTTACCGGGAATGCGGACCCAAATTTAAGTGAAGATGGATATATGGAGGCAGAACGTGTTGGCAAAATATTGAAAAACTATGATTTTGATGCAGTATTTTCAAGTAAGTTGTCACGAGCATTTATAACGGCAGATAATATCATTCATAGTTCCGATTCAAAGTGTAAAACTAAAATAATACAAGAGGCGGACGAATTAAATGAACGCAAATACGGCGAATTAACAGGAAAAAACAAACAACAATTAACTGCTGAATATGGTGAAGAACAAATTACAATATGGCGTCGTTCTTATAATGTGCCTCCACCGGGTGGTGAAAACTTACATGATGTGCGCAACAGAGTAGGTCCTTATTTTGATGAAAACATTTTACCTTTGTTAAAAGATAAAAAAAAGGTATTAGTCGTGGCACACGGAAACAGTTTGCGCGCATTGTTTGTTCATTTGGGCCTGAAAGATGAGCGGACCATAGAAACATTTGAAATTTCAACCGGGGTTCCGATTGTTATCAATGTGGAAACAAAAATATTTAGATATGAAAATGCCTTCAAACTGATACCATATCAAATTATTGACAGTCGTGGCTATCCGACATTAGAAGTAAAATGTATGGATGTTGTTCATAATATATGTGTTGGAAAAGGTTCTAGCCCGAGCGGTGCATCGTGCGGTTCAAATGAAGTATTGGAATTACGAGATGGTGACCCGAAATTATTTCTAGGAAAATCGGTTTATACGGCCGTTTTAAATGCGCATAAATTAAATGAAAAATTAATTTTGAATCATACTACGGCGACTAATTTGACCCATTGTGATAACCAATTGTTATCCATTGACAGGTCAAAAAATAAATCCGATCTTGGTGGAAATACGACGACGGCTATCAGCTTTTGCATGGCCGATGTTGCTGCAAGATTATCTGATATGGAAATATATGAATACATTGCGAAGCATTATCAATTTGGTTCTCCGAATTTAAAATATATGCCCACGCCATTCGTCAATATTATTAATGGTGGAAAACATAGCGTAACGGGTGAATTAAAGATTCAAGAATTTATGATTTTCACGAAACATGAAATACCTACATTCAAAAAGATTCAAATTATTTGTGAGGTATATCAGCATCTTCAAAAATTGCTTGTAAATAATTACGGGTTATCTGCGAAAAGTATTGGCGACGAAGGCGGATTTTGTCCTCCTATTTACACGGCGCAGGAGGCCTTGAATATTATTGAAGCCGCGATTAAGACGGCTAATTATATAGTGAATGAAGATGTGTATATTGCGTTAGATTGTGCCGCCAGCGAATTTTATAATGAAGAAACGAAAAAATATGAAGTAGAGCGCGGATTATTTTTAACCAGTGACCAATTGATTGAATACTATGGAAAATTAATAAAGGACCATCCCGCGTTACGTAGTATTGAAGATGGGTTTCATGAATCGGATTATTCTGGATGGCAAAAATTTACTGAATTGTATGGTGATAAAATAATGATTGTGGGTGACGATTTATTCACCACAAATCCGGCGCTCATTAAAAAAGGGTTAGAAGAAAAATGGGCGAATTCGTTGTTGCTAAAAGTGAATCAGATTGGAACTATCACAGAGGCGGTGGAAGGTGCGAAAATAATGTTGGATGCGGGTAAAAATGTAATCGTGTCGCATCGTTCTGGTGAAACAAATCACGCTTTTATTGTAGATATTGCGATTGGTATTGGCGCAAAGTATTTGAAAATCGGGAGCCCGTGTCGGGGGGAACGTGTGGCAAAATTCAATCGCCTATTGGAAATAGAGGCGTCTATTGAATAAACTCGGGGATTGTGGAGAGATAGCAGAAGGAGTTTAAAATCATAATTTATATTGTAAAATATGATTTTGTTGCAACAAAGCAACTTTTTATAATCTATATTATTTGTAAAATGTTTGCTCTCCCGTCTTCGTGAGCAAAAAAACGTAATTGTTTTTCATATTTTGTTTTTATTATTTAAGTGATATAAATAAACTTTTTCCCTCATACCTAAATAATCTGTGAATTGTTCTTTTGATAATTCGGATTCATATAATTTACAATTTCCGGTGGCTATTTTTTCTACCCATTTTTTATCAATGTCGGAGGATGAATTCTGTTGAATTAACGTATTATAAATCTTAATTGTTTTCCATCCTTCTAAAATCTTCTCAAAAATAAAAAGGACTTCATAAGCAGTTGCCTTACGCTTATCTGTTTTTTTCTTCTCGCGGCGTTCTTGTTTTTTAATATTATGTTCTTCTTTATTGATATTGATGTTCATAATATATAGATTATATTATTTCTTTGTATTTATTTATTAGTTTAATATAATAATTATATTTTTCAGTGGTGACCTCACATTCATAAAGTACATTTTTGTTATTTTTTATATTTCTTTTTATATTTTTTATAATATCAATTGTAATAGTATTTGGTATATTTTTTTTAATTCTTTCTTCATGTAAATAATCTAATATTTGCATTGGTTTCCAGTTTTCAATATATTTCAAAATAACAAATATTATTTCATCTGGTTGAATTTTTCGTTTTGAAATATTTATATCTTCTTTTTTTGATGTATGGCGTTCTTGTTTTTCTTCATTTCTACAAACAATAATACCAGTCTTAATTCTTGTTAATGTATGTCTTGGTAATTCCAATAATTTTTGTATTTCTATATTTTTATATCCTTCCTGAATCATTTGTCTAACTTTTATAATAATATCATCAGAAACCCCATTTTTTGCATCACGAATAGAATCAGACATTTTCTTTTTATGTTCTTCTGAAAATTTTTTCCCAAAATTATGATTATTTTCACCCATCATATTTTCAGATTTTTGTTTATACACTTCTTTCATTAAAATTTGGTCGCATACTTTTTTTTTTAATTCTTTTAATTGTATCATTTTTTGATAGCCATCTTTTCCGTTTTCATTGTGATTCAATTCACTAAAATTTTCTATTTTATGTTTTTCTTCATTACAAATACGATACATCTGTTCTTTTACAATTATATCATCTGTTTGCAAAAAGGTTTCAAATGCTAAAATTTGATTTAATTTTACAATTGTAAATGGTTTTATCAATTGAATAAATTTTAAACAATCTGACTTTTTAAAAATTTCATATTTATATTGATACACTGCTCCAATTCCGATATATTTTTGTATTTCATATAAAATTAGTGGATGACTTTTTTGCGCAATAGATATACAAACATCTGTCAGTTTGTTATCTATAAAAATGCATCCTTCGGCATCAAATAACCCGGAAATATATTCAATATTTAATCTTAATAAATTATTGATATCTATTTCGCAGGTTTTATTACAATTTACACATATAGAATATAATTCTTCTTTTTCTTCTACTTTATTTGATAGATTCGTTAATTTGTTGAAATTGTATAAACAATCAAATTGTTGTTGTTTTATAATAAAAGAATTATATAAATATTGCAATAATACTTGGTATTCGTTACTTCTGATAGTTAAATTGTATTGATTTCTAATATTATATTTATGATAATAATCATTATTGTTATCCATTATATTTATAATTTTATTATTTCTATTTACAGATGATGTTATACTTCCCCCAAAATGATATCGGATTATTTGTAATATATTTGTTCTACATTGAGTTAGTGTAAAACCGGATTGATAACCATCAATAATTTTTCTTATAAAAATACACCCATCTCCGTCTATAAATCCGGCGATGTATGATGGATGCGGCGGAGATTTATTATATTTGTTTAATTTTTCTTGGTTATCTTGCTCAAAACTCAATGATGCGCTGTTCATTGTATATAGTAGCATATACTCTTTTCTTTTTAAGTTGTTTTGTTGGATATATATATTTTTCTAAATCATATACCATTTTATTTAATTGGTTCAATTTTTATTATTTATGTCTTTCATATTATATTTTTTATAATATGAATATCATTGAGTTCTAATTATAGTAATGTTAATTATGTTACACTTTAATTAGAATATGCTAACCCGCCCCAGGTTAAGCATTCTTACTAGCTTTCACTAATAAGCTGGACTATTCCTTAAGTCATCATTGAAAGTTGCTAACTTTCTCAGACCCATTCCATTATAGTCTCTGAACCTTCTTCTTATGCTTGCATTGTCGCACTTAGAAGCTTGGCTGCAGATTGTCCAATCCTTTTCGTTATCACTGTGCCCTAGGTCATTACCCCGGGTATTTGCTGTATTTTCACACAACAAAGTAGTAGAAAAGGCTCTCAGGATGTTCCTGCAATTTAGAAATGTTGCCTCCATCCGACTAAATAGTCAGAAAGAGACTAGCTGGTTATATGATGCGAATTGTTTAAATTCACATATTTGCTTTACACTGTTTATCCACACTAATAAGCAAATATCTAGTATGGCAGCCAACTGTTTGGGACAGGCGAGTATATTTGTCGATATACAATCTGTTCGAATCCCACTCATAATACGAAGTACGTTATAATTTGTTGCATAAACACGGACCTTGGCAGTTTTGGTTCCCTCAACGGTGGCGTTGGAGAGCACAAGCTGTAAGGTGGCGTTATCAATTCTGGAAAAATTGCACGTGCCGCTCGGTTGATGCTCTTCGGGCCTCAACGCAAAAGAATACACGTTGATTCCCTCATCGGGGCAACGGGTGTGCGATTGGTAAGGTTGAACCCAAGAGAAGTAGGACCCTTCACGCTCCGAGAAGCGGTCTTGGCCGTTAAGCTGGAGCTTGGCAACAACAACAGGGTTCTGTCCCCAGCAGTGCATGTCCAAAGAGGTCTCAGAGAGCACGAAAGTTCCGGCATCAGAAACAGTGGAGCCACCGTTAAAGTTGGAGGGACCAACAAGGCCACTCAAAGGAACTCCAGAGGCAGCCGCTTGCTGCTGGAGCTGCAAGTAATAGGCGTTGTAAGGGTTGGAGGGGTCAGTAATCGTGGGACTGGCAAGAGGGTTCTGCCCGCCAAACTGAGGACCAGAATAAGGGTTGGAAGGACCATCCCAATAACTGGTGAGGTATGACTCGGGCTGTTGCTCACTGAGGGCACCGGCATCATTGAAGGTACCCTGTCCGTTGATGTAAGCGTACTGTCCGGCAAGCTCCTGAGGGCCACCGAAGGCGTGGATGGCGTTGGGAAGAGCATCAATGGCGTCGGTGTAGTTGAAGGGCTGGGCACCGAGGACCTTGAAGAGAACGGAGTCGCACAAGAGGGAGGAGCAGTAATCAACGTTCTGATCGGGTTGGACAACCCAAATAAGTTCCTTCACGGGGTGGTTGAAGTTGAGCTTGATCTTATTGGAGGAAGAACCAACAGACTCATCACCAGTGAATTGAAGCTGGGTGATCAAATACTCGTGGGGGTTCTGGGCGAAACGTCTGCGCTCATCCGTGTCCAAAAACACGTAATCAACGTACAACGAGGCAGCAACAAGAGACTGGTTATACGCGATAACGGCAGTCACTGGGGTTCCAGTTCCAGTGGAATAAGCCTGGGAACTACTCACTGCGGCATTGTTGTTGCAGTTCAAACTGGTAACAGCCCACAAGCACTCATCAATGGGACGAATGTCAAGGTTGATCTTGACCTCGTGGTATTGAAGGGCGATCAAAGGAAGGGCAAGACCGGGGTTGGTGCAAAACCAGAATTGAAGGGGGACGTAGAGGGTGGTCTCAGGAAGAGCATTTCGGGGAGCGCACACTTGACGGGGAGCAATGGAGTCGCAAGGACCATCAACATCAGCAAAAGAGGGGTCAGTGATAAATGTAAGCTGAGTGGTGTTACCAATCATCTTGAAATATCCACGCTGTTGTTCGGTAGTCATGGTGAGCTGATTCCAGATGTGCATCCAATCACCATATTGACGGTCAATGCGCTGGCCTCCAATCTCAACCTCAACCTGGGCGATGAGCTGTTCTCCGGGGTAGTCCAACCATCTGGCATAAACACTGGAAGTTCCACTGGCAAGAGTGGCAGTGTTTCCCATAAGCTGGTTAATCTCGGGAAGAGTAACCTGAAGGTAGGTTCTGTAGGCAAGATCGCCGTTTCGGCTGATAATGCATGTAACACGGCGACCGAAATCGGCCTGTCCGTTGAAAGTCTGTTCAATAGACTCAATAGCAAAGTTAGTGTAACGTCTGTAGGTCACCTTCCAAAAGGTGATTTGAGGATTTCCAGTAAGATAAACATCTTGAGCTCCATAGGCCACGAGTTGCATAAGTCCGCCTCCCATTTTTTTATACTATTCCTAAAGAAAATAATTTTTTGGAATTGAATTTAATTCAATTAATTATAATTAAAATTAACAATAAAAATATTGTAATTTTAATAAAAATAAAATAAGTTGTTAGCTTAATAGTTTGGTCATATCTAAATTATCTTTCATAAATGAAATTAAATAGGAATCTTGGAAAATTTCTTTTTTTCCCTCGTGGTTTTTTGTGAAAATATAAGATTCATTTCTCTTTTTAACAGACCAACCATCGTTTAAAGCATTAAATAAAAATACCATTTTTTGAAATTTAATGTTGTCTATTTTACCGTTTTCGTTTTGTATATGTATTGTCTCCATTTACTAAAATACCAGAAAAGTATATCTTCTTTTTTCGCTATTTCCCTTATTCCCTATTCCCTATTCCCTTTATACACCAATATTTTTATATTCTAAAGTAATTTTCAAAGAGAGAGAAAATATATATTATTTCTGCAAATTACAAATTAAAAAATTTAGACTACATTAAAATATACTTTCCCTAGATGCCATCGTTTAAACCAAAATCAGTTAAAAAAATCAAGATAAATAAGAAAAACTCAACAACTTTAGACGGTAAGCATCGCGAATTTATGAATGATTTTAATAAAGATGAACTTGACAAAATCCCTAAATTAAAAGAAGAACGATCTTCTCTCAAAAAGAGACTTCAAAAAATAGAAAATGGCGAAATATTGGAAAACAATCCAACAATTGAGCAAATAATGGAAATGAAAGACCGGCTTATAGATGTTACAAGTGAAATCAAAAATTTAAAAGGAAGAAAGGTAGAATATTTTTTAGATAATTCTAAATATATTTTTGACTATTTTGAAAATAAGAAAAATATTTCACTAAAAACGGAGACCTCTACAAATAAAAACAAGCTACTTGATTCTTTTTTTAAAATTAATTCAAATGAGTCAAATGCAAAAATGATGGAAACAAATAATAGCAGTATTTTTCAAAAGTATTTGAGTAATATTGATGAGTCGTTTCTAGATATATCGGCCTTTGTCAGAAATACTGATATATGTCAATCATGTTACAAGGGAGAATTAATTCCGATGGACGATGAAGGTGTGCTAATATGCAATATTTGTTCTAGAAATGTACAATATTTAATTGAAAATGAAAAACCGTCTTACAAAGAGCCGCCAAAAGAAGTGTGCTTTTATGCGTATAAAAAAATAAATCATTTCAAGGAAATTTTGGCTCAATTTCAAGGCAAAGAAACGACTCAAATACCGGCAGAAGTAATTGAAAATTTGAAACACCAGATTAAAAAAGAGAGAATAGATGTTCTAAAAATAACCTATTATGAAACCAAGGGATTATTGAAAAAATTAGGCTATAACAAATATTACGAACACATTAATTTTATTAAAGATAAATTAGGGCTGAAACCACCGATGATAAGTCAAGAACTGGAAGAAACCTTGTGCAATTTTTTTATGGAGATTCAGTATCCGTATGCGAAACATTGCCCTGATTATCGCGTGAATTTTTTACATTATTATTATGTATTGTACAAGCTTTTTGAACTTCTGGGCGAAATGCATTATTTGCAGGAAATTCCCATGTTGAAAGATAGAGAGAAATTGATTGAACAGGACACGATATGGAAAAAAATTTGCGAAGAATTGGATTGGGAATTTATAGCGACTATATAACTCCATTTCCATTTAACCGTCTTTGTATATTTTCGGTGACTGTATTATGTCACAGAAAATACTTATTTATAGTCCGCCTGGGAATCCTACCATATTCGCACCAATACCGAACCCGGCACCGGCACGTGTAGTAATACCAACACTAGGGATATAAGTATCTAAAATAGCAAAAGTTGCAGCCGCAGTGAGCGCAAGCATACCAATCTCCTCTAAATTCAACGACCGCTTGGGAATAGCATATGCCGCAATAGCGACCATAAGACCCTCTACTAAGTACTTAATGATTCGCTTAACAAATTCCATGACGTCGAACATTTTTATATAATAAAAGAATAGAAAAAAAAAAGATATATTGATTAAAAAAACTTAAAATGAATTGGTTAAATTAATAAAAATGGCTCAATCTAAAGAAATGCAGATTCCTGAATACGAAAAAAAAGTATCAAAAGACGGTTCTTCAAATCCTAAATATGTTGATTTGTTGGAGGAAGATAAACCAATCGCTGGTCAAAAATTTGTTTGCGTGTCATTTGTGTCACCCGAAAAAATTGTAAAGCAAAAGGAAATGTATTTTTTTCAGGAATTCCTAAAGCAATGGGAACTCTCCAAAAGCATGGAGAAATTTGTGCAATTTCTGAATTTTGTCAGTTTTAAATTTAAGATTTCGTTTGATGATATGATGAAGGATTTTGAGGAATTTGCAAAAGACGAGAAGGAATTATTAACCAAGAGTAGTTTGGAGGACGATTATCACACTTTTTTGGATAAAAAGGAGCAGGACTTGGAGAATGCTTTTAATACTAAATTTAATTTCCAGACTTCTACCCGCGGTATCAAGATTAGAGGCGTCTATCCCACGTTGGAAGAGGGCGAATTACGGTGCAAAATGTTGCGCGAGATGGACCCAAGCCACGATGTTTTTGTAGGTCCGGTTGGATTGTGGATGCCATGGCACCCAGAGGCCTATAAGACGGGCCGAGTGGAATATTTGGAGGACGAACTAAATCAATTGATGCACGAAAAGACGCACAATGAGTCGTTTGCCAAGGCGACGTTTGACCAACGTGTCAAAGATACTAAGAAGAAGGCGATGGAAGATAATGTGAAACACGCCGAGAAGACCGGGGCTTCTTTGACGCAGACCATTGATGTCGATGGTAATTTGGTCGGAGTCAATAATTTGAATACTCAGGAGTCCTCTCTGAAAACCAATGATACCATTTCTGCTGCCGATATTCGCGCGGAGTTGTTTGAAGGCGAGAATATTATTATTGGTAAGACGGATAACGGCCAGAGCGAGTTGGTGAGCGGTCCATTTGCGAATAAGAAGAAGTCGGATTAAAGCCGAAGCCGAAGGCGAGCGACAGAACTCCATAGGCGATAGCCGAATGAGTTAGTTTGTTTCGTCCAATTTTGTTATAATGATAAATATATATGCCATATTTTTCATTATCATCCACTTTCCGTAAAATATCCACGTTTTTTTTTAAATGTTCGCGGTCTTTTTTCTATTATTTGTCTTGCAAAACGGAACCCATCATCAATACCAATAGTCTTTTATCATTGGACGACGATTTGAATTTAAATGATTCGGAGGATGAAGCGGCTACCCGTTATGCCGCATTTATATAAATATTTAGAGAGAAAATGCAATTTTGAAATGAAAATTGCATTTTATATAGTGGTGCAATAATAATAATCGCCTATTATTGTTTTATTTTTAACACACCGACTCATTTTAGCGGCAGAAATATTTTCAAATAATGCCGCTTTTATAATTGTTTCCCATGTACCCAGAATATTGTTTGTATTCGTTTCTCGTTTTTCTACTTTTTTACCAGTGGAAGAAATAAGTTTTGGTTTTGTTGCACAGTCATTGCACCGAAGAGATAATCCATAATAACCTTCATTATTTCCATGCTCGGTCCATACCGTCGCTTTTAGCGCATATAAAGAAGAATTTAAATATTCTTTTATTTCTTTCATATCATTGTCAGACAATTCTTTATTAACCGATATTTTCCATTTCTGATATTCTTTCAATAATACTGAATTTAAAATTTTGCCACAATCAGAAAAATGACACACTTGAAATATAAATGTTTCCACAATTGAATTTTGCAATACTTTTTTATATTCCACACTCTTCAATTTAATACCGAGGTATCCGTGTATAGTTTGAATCCTTTTTGGTTTAAATCGGGTATCCAAATAATTTTTAAGTGCATGAAATACCTCTTTTGAAGGTTTCATTTGACTCCATAATCTGTATCGTCCTTCTATATTTACAGAAGATTCTTCCACATCTGGGCGAACGATACAAATGGTATCTACAAATTCATTAAATTTTTTAGTCATTTCATCTTCTGGTAATAATATATTTTGATAAACCGAATTATTTTCTAGATTTACAGAGTCAAGTTTTGATTTCTGAATTGCGGCGGTTTCTTTAATCTCATTTATTTCTAGATTTTGTTTTGCGATGATTGATTTATTTTTTTCCATTTGTTCCTTCAATTCTCTATTTTCGTTTTCCAGTTCTTCATTTCGTTGCAACAATTTATTGAAATTGTCTATGCTATATGTTTTTGAATGAATGATATCTTTAATGTGTTTGATTATTTTTTCAATAGTAAAATTTGTGCTATCGTATGCGATTATTTCCGTTTTATTTTTACCATTTACTTCAATATTGCGAATGTTTCTTTTTATTTTTGGATATGCCTTGATAAGATTTTCTATTTCTACCTTATTTTGTACTCTAAATGCTGCAACTAAAATAAAATTAATATATTTTTTATGATGGTCTAATACTCTCTCCGATAAATTATTTGTATGTCCGAATTTAATTAATTTTTCACCTGCATCATTTGTATTGTCTATTGTTCCAAAATAGATGCATTCGGTATTTAACGGAAACTGAGCAATAGTTGCTTGTTCTACTGCTCTCAACTTTTCTTTTTTTGATTTTATTATAACATTATCTTTTTCTATTATAATATTTTCTTTTTGTTCTAATTGCATTCTTAGTTCGTCTGTTTCTTCTTCTACGATTTGGTGTAATGTTTCTTCCATTTTCATATAATACTCGTGAATTTCTGACGCTTTTTTTGTTTGCGCTTTCAAGCAGAATGATTTGAAACATTTAATTGTCAGCATTATTGTTAGCTTGTTTTGACCACCATTTATTTTTGGTTGTACTAAAACTGCTTTCCCATCTAGGAAAGTGTTTTTTTCCTCATCTGAACTTGCTCCTCCAACTTGAGGAGCAAGATTTTTATAATCTACTCCAAGTTTAAAATGTTTTTCTAAAACTCTAATTGCACTTATTTTTTGAGTAAATCCTAACCATTCCCATACATTATCTAAATCAACAACGAAATCAATATTTTTATCATAATTTAAGTAGCAATAAAAGCTACTTACAAACAATTGTTGTTCAAATCCTGTAAAATTCTCTTTGATTTTTATCAATAATTTATTATTGTATGCATTTGATAGCTTTACAATGGGGTTTTTTTCAATAAGCTCAACGATATTTAACTCTGTCATCTTATTATAGTATATATAATAGGATTGTCTTTAAGCGGAATTATGTATTATATATTAAAAGCGGATTTTATAAAAGCGCAATATATTAAATAGTAAATCTTGATTAGGTTGAAACCTGAGCAAGATTTATATAAGTAAGATATGTAAAACCGCTTTACAATTTGATAAAGCGGTTTTACCCACTCGGTTACCATTTCGTCTTTTTGACGCTGATTTTGGGTCCTTGTCCCCGTTTTTTCACATTATTTGGGTCATATTTCTCGTCTTCTTCGTCCGAATTCATATCTTTGCTGAGTTCCCAGAACTCTTTTGACCCCAATTTGAAGTCATTGTGAGCATCCGCCTTGTACCAAAACACCTGGTCATGTATTTTGTTGGATTTTGCATTGTTATTTATCACCAAACACTCGTAATTCTCCGTGCATTGGTCCATCACCTGACAAAAAGACTCAAATGTGGGAAACATACCCGCATAATTTTCATAGATTCGCTTGCGATTTGCGATATATGGTTCTCGCAAAATAAAAACGTAGTCTATATTGGTGCGAAGAGTTGGAGGAATTCCCAAC